AGTAGATCTAGCATACTGTTTGCTGGATTTACATTTGAGAGTTTGCTCACTGTGCTCCGCAACGTGGGATTCGATTCCCACGACCCACCGCTAGCTAGGGATACTAACCCCTAGTGAGGTGAGGCCCACCGGCGATTTATGCGAACGCTGCCGGGGCGTACAGTACGCTCCAAATGCTTCCCGTAGATCGGATGTGATCCTCTCTTCAGAAAGTATTTCATGAGGGCGCCGTACCCAGTTAATGGGTCGACAACCTGTGGCTGAGTCATCACCCACGCTTTAACTTCAAAGCGGTGTAATGAGTCGGACCACCTTGTGACGGAGTAGCTATTTGAGAAGCTAGTCCATCCCAAGCATGGAGAGCTGTCCAGTACGTGAGGAAGAGGTCCAAGAATGGACTCAACTAACTCACGCACTCGTCTCGCAGACTCCCAATAGCCTTTCAGGTATAACTGATTAGCTAGGGATACGTAAGACAGCAGCTCAGAAACGTGCTGCCTACTACCTGGAGGCAGATGACGGACATAGACTGGTGTAATGTCTATGCCATCATAAGCATCCACGCCACAGGACTCTCTGAACTTACCAGTCCAGAAAGACTTGGAGCGGTTCACCTTGAGGCTCAAGGCCTCAAGGAGCTCGATAGTAGTTTCCACCTGGTCCACAGGGATAATAAGATCATCCCCGTAGACGTAGATATCACGCGAGACATTTCGTATGTTCCGCGTGGTGCTGGGTAGGTTAGCACTCTTAAGTGCCCCAAGGATCATAATGGTAAAGAATACCATACTTTCCACGGGGAAACAGAGTGCCGAGCCCATAGACGCGAACTTCTTCAGGCTTATTACTTTGCCTGTTGGAAGCTCAGCTCTTGTCGAGCGACATGCAAGAATCATGTCCCAGATTATGGGGCATGACGCGAACATGGACTCAGCAAGATCAAGAGACACACGATCACTTGCTTCGGATAGATCTATGGTGGCAAACTTGCCACTATTAGACGAAATCCGTGCAAGGTTTTGATTTATCGTCTGATCACGGAAGTTAACGTGACCAGATGATACTCCTTGACCCTCAATAACTTTGACAAGAGGATCGAGAAGAAGCTGCTGCGTATATTGCATACACAGAGGCTCAATCGCTATGATGCGAGGTGTCTTTTGAGTTTTAGGGACAGTAATCACTCGAACGGGTGATTCTGCCTCGGGCTCGACGAGTTCAACCGAACTCGTGGGGACACTGTTCTCCAACCCAAGTGCTGCTAAAGGAGCTGCAGTTGGGTAGAAGGGGAAGTGTTCCTCGAGTCGTTGGTGCCAAGGGGCATGAGCTCTAAACCGCTCGTTCCCTTTCCGTCCCTGGAAAGTCTCCAGAGAGGGAAGCCAAGCGCTGAACTTCGCATTTCCGCGAAGTCCCCGTTCGGCTGTTGCACCAGGACCGTGTCGAGGCTGGAGTTGCTGATCGGATATACAGTTGTACATCCGTCCCAGGCCGCCAGCCCATATAACACCTGCAATACCTCGTACCTCATCAATGATTGATGAATGTCTTGGATCGAAGGTGTCACGGGCCTTGAGCTCATCTTCAACTTGGAGGTAAGCATCTAGGGATCTCCTTGTGCGAGTTATTGTACAGGGAATCTGAACCTTCTTGAACGCTAGGCAGATTTGTCTAACGCCCGAGATGGCAGAGATGCTTGGATCTCCAAGCAACCTACCAGACACAGGGTCGAACACCTGACTAAGCAAACCTTGCAGAAATGCAGGGAGCGCTTGGGCCCTCTTAAAACCTAAGAAGGCCTTAGAGTCAACGTAGCCAATGCTCAGGCTTCTTTCGAAGTCGGAGCAGAAGCTAGGTAGGGATATCGTCAGAAACGATATACCCTCATGTTCGATCCTCCTAGACACTGTAACAGCGTCTAGGTGGGTGTCGGTGGCGCATAGTAACCCCACATCTGTGAGGATACTCCGCCAGAGCCACGTAAGGCTTTTCATTGTTCCCATCCTAAGTGGAAGGTGGACAATCCATAGCTATTGCGTAGCTGACCGCCAGAAAACAATCCGCCACTCAGCTAAAGCTGAATGGCGGATCCGTTTCGGGAAGCGAGTCCGTTTCTAATAGAGAGGAGGTAAAACCTCTTTCTCTACCTTCAGTAGGTCTTCTGGATTCCCGAGTTGGGGATCACTGCCATCACGGCAGTCGGAGAACCCGCAGAAGACCTCATAGAGCGACAAGGATGAAAGATCCTTGAACCTCTCTATGAGACCACACCCTGCGACGCTAACGGCGATTAAGCCAATAGCGAAGAAGTGCGTGGTAAACCGATTAGGACTCACCACCGATCACTTTCAAGACGTTGGCTTGCGTTAACCACGCAGTGAGACCGGCGACGTCCAACTGGACTTCTGATGGCGTGAACCCAGCGATGGGTGCATCGATCACCAGAAAGACCGAGTGTGAGACTTCGACGTTCTGTGCGGGGATAAACGGATCAGCGGTCGTTTTGACTCGATTGAGCCGAACGACACGACGATTCCGTTTGCCGGTCTCTTGATGGGAGATAACAAAAGTATACTCACCGACATCTTCGCGGTAAGTAGACTTGTTCTTCTCTCTCGAGATAGCCGGCAACACTTGCGCAACGGCATTGACAGTAACGGTCTGGGGATCAGCGAACAATAGCATGGCTCCTTTGGTTTAGTGGATACCGCTCGTTGGCGGTTCCTACCAGCGTCTGGAAATACCAAGCGCTGCTAGGATAAGCATCTGACGGACCGACAGGTCCGCAGGTGTGAGTCCAAAATCGAAGGGGGAAGCGGCTTGACGTTGAAGAGTCTTTGCCCTATGGACATAAGACGCCTCAACCAGGAAACCAGCAGGATCATTAGGACGTTTCTTAATGTACTGCTTTTCCGTACGTCTATGTAGGTAGTCCTGTTGGACCATTACGTAGGCGTAGTCAGCCACCAGGTTCTCGGCTGCGTTTTCAGAGAGGTTGGACAAAACAGAACCAACGTTTGAAAACCAGTCGATTAACCAGGACCAAGGCATGATCTCCCACAGAAGCGACGGAGTCAAATTGGCTCCATACAAGGCCTTGATAGCCCGCTGTTCCCATTCCAGTGATCCGATATCAGGTATAGAGTACCTGAATCGGGCTGAGAAGGTAACAGTAGTCTTCATGGTCTCGTATATCTTGTACGCTCCTGTGAGGCTTCCATAGTGTTCTCCTGTAAGTCCGGGAAAGAGCATAGGCGGTGAAACACCACCTTGTTCAAAATCCCGCAGGATTACCTCTTTGGAATAAAGAGTGCCCCTCCGCCTAACAGGCTTGCCGTTGTCACGGCGAAGTTTAGCTAGGCGTTCGTCTAGGGTCTTCGTGATCTCGTAGAGAGAACGAATATCCGAGACGAAGGGTTTCCATCCAAATTCGTAGTCCAAATATCGCGAGCCGAGATTGACTAGGCGACGAAGATTTTGCTTCATGCCTAGAATTTCTCTCCCGGCTGCGATTAGGATATCGATAGATGGAAGACGTCCGAGCTCATAGATGAATTGGCCCGATTGTACGCTGGGGTTACCCGGCTTAAATCGTGCCCACGCATCTGATCCCAAAGCGTCGAGTTGTGCCGCACTTAAAGGCGGAACAAGACGACTCTTTGCATGCCCTATCAAGTATGGTAGGGTTGTGCGTGGGATCATCAGCCCATCGTACCTCCTTTGCAGGAAGCCTTGGGTTGCCACATAGGTCGGTTCGAGATAATCTTCCGACCATTGTAGCAAGAACCCCCCTCCTGATTTGTAGGGGGGTCCCGGATTGAGTCGGTCCGTGCACTCTTCCCATCTGGACTGAGACGTTGTGACCTCGGTTTTACCACCGACAGAGTCGGTCATAATTCCGAGTTTGACATTTGCCACATCGTCTCGGTTCCGGACACGATAACCGGAGGAAGGGTACTGGTGCTCCTTATAAACAGGAGCCCAGCCCTCTTTCCGGGAAGGTACAAGCGGCTCTGGAATTGGAGCATACTTGGACCTCTTTTTATCGTGTGCCATGGTCTAGCCTTCGTGGTGAGAGTTTGGACTCAACAGCATTGTTGCTGTCCAGGCTGTGCATCACCGCACCGCTGCAC